AAACCTTGTCCCGCTGCGTTAATTGTGTCTCCACTTGCGTTTAAATAAACAGCTTTACTTGCTGGTAGAGTACAGAATACATCTAATGTACTTGCACCACCTGCATTAAAATTAACTAAACTATCAGAGTTTGAACTTGTAATTGCAGTTCTTGAAAGTGTATCCGGTGTTGCATCTGTTACTGTTCCAATTCCAACTTCCCAATTAGTAGTTCCTTGTTCAAAAATTGTATAGTAAGTTGTATTAGTCGTTCCAATTCCTGCCACAAAACCTTCAAAACCTGTTACAGCACCGGCTAAATTTATTGTACCTGTGCCTTGTGATGTACTCGATTCTTTTACCCTGTCATTTATAACTAAAGCCATTTTTATTTTCTCCTTAAGCCATGCTTATAATTGCATCAGCTGGTGTTGATGGACTCGGGAATGTAACTGTAAACGTGCCATTAGTTGCAGTTTTATTTCCTGAAAAATCCAACGCCACACATAATTTATCGCCTTGAGTATCATTATAGATTGCTCCATACGCTGCAGTAAAACTAGCTGTTGTCCAAACCGCTGGATCAAAATCACAAGATGCTACTGCTGTTCCATAAGCAACTGCATTACCTGTTAATGCTTTTCCAGTTGTAGTGTAGTTTGTTCCAGAAGCACTAACTTCGCTACTCGCACTATAAACAGTGCTTGATGTAGTATAGGGCTGAGCTGTATAAAGAGCTAATTTAAAACTATCTCCTCCGGATGCAAAATTATGCGTTCCCGTGAATAACTCTCCACGAAACGAAAAAGGTATTATGTTTGCCATATTTTTTCTCCTTAATATTCTGATGGAAATGGTGATTTAAGAGGTGTACGAATAACTCCATCTTGATATTCATCCCTACGTCTACGGCCTTGTTGTTCGATCGCATACGATTGTAGCCCGCCTTGATAAGCCTGTGTATAGTATTGTAACATATCTGCCGGACCTTTCAAGTACCCATATGCATTTACCAGACATCCATATAAAAGTAAATCTTGATATTTGTTGGAAAGATAGGTGCCTCCCGTATCTGTAACTAAGCTCGTGGGCTGTTTCACATAAGCCATTGTAATTTCATAAGCTGCATCTGGAGTAGGTGCCACTACCCAATAATTAGCATCCCAATTGGCATAATATCTAGGTAATCCTGACGCCGTTGAAGGAGTATCATAAAATTCTGCCATATAAGAAGGGTCTTTACTTTCTAAAAACACCTGAACTGTGGGCGAAACATTTGAATTTGATAATTGAATATATCTAATAATTCTAAGATTTGCAGGAATTGTTACATATCTATTTCCAATGGTTAAGTTTGAAGTATCATAAAATCTATTATCATCATTATCTGCTTCCCGATAAATTTTATTTTCTGCATTTCTAATGAAGGTAGCAATAACAGAATCAGATAGAACCGTGCTATCTACTTCGGTATAATTTCTAATATCAGTTTGTAAATTTGCTAAAGTGTAAGCCATTAGGGTCTATCGTTTACGGGACCACCGAAAACAAAATATCCTCCTCCCGTTTGAGTTGATGTTGCATTATTAACTAATGTAATTGTAAATTGATTACTAACTGTTTCTGTTGCAGGTTGTCCAGGATAATTAATAGTCGTATCGATTTTAGTAATGGAATAAGAACCATAGACCTTGGCACCAGTTGTATGAGCAAGAGCAGTTGTACTCTCTGGAGTTTTTCCATATGAAGGTGCTGCCGTTCCTCGGGTACATCCTGTTAAATCATTACTTGATTTTCCTGTGTATTTAATCGTCTCACTATTATAAAGTCCTGTCGTCGAATTTGTTGAAATAATCACAATGTATCCTGAAGTAGGAAAAGCAGACGCATCTGTTAATGTAATAGTTGTAGCACTATCTGTAATAGTTCCATTCAATGTTGTGTTTAATTCAAATGTAGAAATCCCCACCTCACCTACAGGTTCTTTGACTTGATAAAATCTTACTGCGTCTCCAGTGGATCTTCCATGTCTATTTTCTGTGACAGTGACAGTCGGACTACTTCCCGTTGTCACAAAAGGATCATCATTTAAAACACTTGGTGTAAAAAAAGCTGTTCGTGAAGGTCTTGCACGTTTCAAAGCTTGTGGATCAGCACTCACGGGTTTAGGTTGAAGTTGTGGAGATTTTTTTTCATATTCTGAAAAATGAACCCAGGCTCCCGTCCACTCTTTTACCATTTCCAAATAAGGAAACGCTTGACCACTTCTATCTGAAATTGCTAATGAATGTTTTCCTGTTGCAAATTTTGTCATAATTAACTCGCCGTTGGGTAATAAGAGGCTGGTGTAATAAAAGCACTTGTTGGAGAACCATCTTCTTTTAAAGCTCTTGCTAATTCATCTTCGTATAATAATTTTAATTGCTGTGTTCTTTCAATTGCATATTTTTGCGCTAGCATAAATGCTAAACCTGATATCATAGCAGGAACAAATCTATATGGAAGGTCTGCAGCGTTGGTGTATGCTCCAACATCTTGAATTCTTTTTACATAGTAATAATTAATTGTATGTCCGGCTTGAGAACTGCCAGGAGTTAGATATAAAGTTATATTAACTTTATCTATAAATCTTTGAACCCAATATTGAGTGGGCTGACCTGTAGCTGTTTTATTTGAAAAAGCTTGATAGGTTGAACGATCAATTTTATTTAAAGGTGCGTCTATATTAGAAGCATTTCTATAAGAAGCTTCTAGTATATCTGCTGCTCCGTAAACCGCAGTAGCATCAGAAGTACCATCCGCAGTTGATCGGTACATTGTATAAACAGATTGATTATTAACTAAAGTGAAAGAATTATTAGCAACTTCCCAATAGTGAAGTCCTCTGTTTCCCCACTCCTGAAAAAGAATGTTTAATGATCTTCTTGCTGCTTTTAATTGATAACCGGATACTGATTGTACCCCACATCTTTCATAAGCTTCTTCTATTATTTCATCGACAGAGAAGTTCTTCCCAAAAATATATGTGTTGGAAGTAGTGTTAGCCATTTAACCTCCTAAGCCGTAGCGTAATATTTAATCCATTCTGTAACAATAGAATAAGTGTCCCCCGCAGTATGCGTAGGGATAACAATATTGACGTCCCCATTTGCATTACCACCGGTGTTTGGATTTACTAAACCCCCTATAGAACTAAAATCATAATCATCATATCCAATTAAAGTAAGAAATGTTTCATCTCCACCGGAATTTTCCCATTGAAGTTTAGCACCATCATTAACTGCTGTTGGACTAATATTATACCAAATTTTATTTAATGAGATTCTATTACATGCTTGATTAATTTTAGTTTTAGCTAAATCAGAAACATTAATAACACTTGTTCCCGCAGTTCCATCTTTTGAACCATCTATATTAAAAACATAGATTAATTTTTTAGTTCCATCAAACTGTGTATTTATCGTTGGATCGTATGCCATTTTTCCTCCTATTAAAGAGTGGGGTCATTACACCCCACTCAGAGTTAATTAATTAGTATTATTTACACCTTGTACATAGTCAACATAAATTATTGCTTCACCCGCACTCGCAACCGAAGAGGTTTGAGTACATGTAATAGCCAATAGTTTGTCGTTTTCGTATGGAGTAGTATCACTTCCAGAGACATTCAAAATGTTTTTTGTCTGGTTCCCTGTAGCAACATCTAAGTCCGCTGGCATATTAAAATGACCAATTGCTTTGATATCTCCAGTTACACCTGCAAAATAATCCATGTCTAATGTCCAAGTATCAGCGGCTGTATGTTGGTTTGCACCCAATTTAGCAACTAATGTTCCACCTGGATTAAACGCAACAACATTCAACCATCTCAATCCAGTAATTCTAGACCAAGCTGGAATATTAATATTATTCGCTAAGTTTTTATCCGTTGTAGATGAAGTTTGACTTAAAGGGTATCCGTTAAAAGGCGATTGACATAAAAATGTTATCGTATCACTAATTAACAGTCCAACTTTACAACCACCACCTGCTGGTGCAGCTGAAAAAGTAATACTCGTCAAAGTATTAAAAGCCCCAGTCGAATGAGCCACTCCTGCGTCTGCTAAAGAAACGGTTTCGCTTAGAGTCTGATTAAAAACATCAGTACCTACTACCGCTGCAGTTGTGCCTGCTGATGCATCCGCACCTGCTGATGTGAACGAAATGGTCATTGCATGTTTATTACCATTAATGCTGATTCCTGAAACATCGGTTTCTAACAATGTTTGCGCGCCAGTTGAAGTACTAGCGGTAACGAATCTGTTGTCATCAACAGTAAAGTTTATTGAAGTATAGTCAAAGTAAAAACTTTGTGTGCTCGTAACGAACCCAACATTTCTTGTTTTACTCGGAGTAAACTCTGTTCCTGTGTTTTGCTGAACGCTACCTTCATTGATAGGTCCTGCAAAGTTAGTTCTTGCCATGATTAAATCCTCCTAGTTAATGTGGATATCATCTCTAGGCCGTCGACTATACGCGTTGATACCCAATATATTAAATTAATTGTATAGTGATTTATTTATATGATAGTTTTGAGTAGAGTGCAAGAGATCCCTGCAAAAAAGTACGATTTCAGCGATGTGGCGTTTATCTAAGTTGCCACAGAAACTTGGGCAGCTGACTCACTGATTTTGTTTTCTCTATCAGCAACTTTAAATTCTTCAGCTTTGATCTGGGTGATGGTACTTCTAATTTTCTCATCAATTTCGACCATATTAAGAGTATATTTTCCGTGTTGATTATACTCATACTGCCACCCTAACTCCAAGGACCGTTTTTGTTTGTACAGGTCTTCGGTCATTTATAACCTCCTCATAGGTTATTCTACGGGTATTCCTAAACATTCCCGTTGATTCCCACTTTACACTCTTTTTTCCTATTTTGTCAAGGACTGCTTTTTCAATAGATTCAGCGTTATCTTCCGCTAAAACCTCAAATTTAGAGTGATAATCGTAAGCCCAAATGTTTACTAGGAATTTTCTCATAGATTCTTCTTTCTATTTTTAGATTGGGGCGAAACTATGTTCGCCCCAAAATTTTTTAGTTATTAAGCACCTTCAACGCCAAATATTCCTCTAGGGTCGGATACGCCAAAAACGTATCTTTCTCTAGCTTTATATCTAACATTTCCAGTATCGAAATCGCCTTCCATCTTAGTTGTAAGAGGAGCTCTATCGAAATGTTTCATTCCATTAGGAACATCAGTGATAATGTACCAAGCATCTGAATCAGTTAGGTAGTTGTTCACTCTATAACCTTGAGGAATCATACCCATAGAAACGATTGCATTGATATCATTGTCTGCTGTTCCAACTCTACCTTGAGATTTCATCAATCTCTCAGCAGTAAATTGAAGCTGAGAAGGAATAATCATTTTTACTCCTTTAGCTGCAACTTTTAAACCTCTTTCATCAGTAAGCGCAGCAATGTCAATCAATGCTTGCTCTAATGAAGTTTCGTTTAAGTCTGCTTGAGTAGTTAGAGTGTTCTGAAACGAACCCGAAATTGTAGGGTGCGCCGTATTAAACAAAGAAACACCATCGCCTGAATCATAACCATCAGTTGTTGGTAATCCTTGAATTAACGGATTAACAGATTTAACTTGTTTAGTATTAGCCATCGATCTTGCTAGTGCTTTCGTGTAACGAGAAGCAAGTCTGTCATACAGGTTATCTTCAATAGCTTCCTCAGTGATAGCAAATGCGAGAGCAATTGTCTCCATTGTGTATCTTGCTGTGAAAGTTTCTTGCGCTTGATCAAAAGCAACTCCGGAACCTTCCGGTTTAACTTTTGCTTGTGCGAAACCTGATAACATAACTTCTTCTTCAAAAGCTCTATCAGATGACTCTGTTACGTAAATCTCACTTGATTGATTTTCGTAACGCTTGTATTCCAAGCCGAATAGTGCATTCAAACCTGGCTCTAGTTCTTTAACTAGCTGATTACGTGATATTGCCATGGTCTATACGCCTCCTAGTGCGGTAATGAAATGTTCATTGATCTTAACTCTCAGAGCAAAACCTTCTGCAGTTATGTCTGAATGATCAGGGTCTCTAGAAACACCCAGTATTTTAAACTGAGCCTGACTAGAACTAGTCGTCGCCGATATCTTTGTTTTAGATATAAACAACGGCGTTGTCCCAACTGCCGCTACACCATCTGCACAGCCACCGACTTCATTCTGATTGAATGATGTGTCAGCAGACATTATTTCGTACATTTGATATGGATCGTCAGTGATGAACGCAACTGCATCCGACGCTGCAACGCTTGCAGGCCAGTAGTTGCTCCAAGTTGGCTTATTTGATGTTGGATCAGTATAAAAAGCACCGTTCAGTGAACCCACATTATATACTTCTGTGTCTCCTGAAACAAGTACTACTCCGTCTCCTGTTATTTTACACATATCGTTATGTGAAATTAACGCAGAGGACGCAGCAATAGACCACTCACTAAGAGCGCCATTGTTATCATTCTGACCAACTTTTTTAATGGGTCTCAAACCGAACCCGGTCGTTGATATATTAGCCATATTGGTCTCCGTTAAGTAGATAATAAATTATCTACAGGTTAATGTAATTCGTTGGTTTGAGAATTGTTAAAAAATTAACTATTCTTGTTACCACCGAAGGTTGTACGAGTTTGCCTCTCTTGATTGATTGGCATCCTCTTATCTTGATCCTTCAGTAGATCGTTTTCTAAAGCTTGATCCCGTTCTTTTGCTAAACCAGCATAATGCTGAGAACGTTCAATTGCGATCTCGTTCGGTACTCTTGTCAAGACAAGGCCGCCGTGCCCGATCACCCCTTTGTATTTCCCGTCGGTAATAACTGGGTAGTCAAGTTCTGGAAATTCGTCAGCCCTTACGAGTTCGTATCCTTCTCGTAATCGGCCTTGGACATTTTTCGTGTCCGAGTATCCCATAATCTCAATTCTAACCCACCTGTGTCTAAAACCGTTCGGTGCGTTGGGCGTATCTAAGTACGATGGTTGAGTCCAGTGTTTTTTACGTTCCGTTTTCACTCTACTCTGGCTCGCACGGGAAGCTTT